ATGAAAACAATTAAAAGAATCATTAAGCAAGTAAAAGAAAACAAGAACCTAAAACCTTACAAGGTTGTTAGATTATCAACTGGGGTTATCTGTGAGCATTACAGTAATGGTAACGTAAAAGTATTATAGTTATGGGAATATTAATTACAATATTTATAATAATAGTAATAAAAATAATAGTTACGATCAAAGAGAATTAATTATGAGAGGAACACAAGTACACTACGAGAACGGAAAAGGTTACGATATTATAGATGTTATAAGAGATTATGATCTAAACTTTTGCAGAGGAAATATAATTAAGTATATTGCAAGAGCAGGAAAGAAGCAAGATGAATTACTTGATTTGATTAAAGCACAAGATTATTTAAATAGAGAAATAGAATTATTAAGAAGTAAAAAAGACAAATAAAATGACACAATTAGATTACGATTTAGATGAGTACTTAGATGACAGAGAACACGAATGCACAGAGTGTGGTACACCGATAGAAAGCGAAGGGGTTTGCAGTAGAGATTGTTTTAATGCATCTATGTTATGATTTTACTTGTAGACGCAGATAGTTTAATATTCGCAAGTTGTTATCGTAAAAGAGATTTGCCGAGTGATAACCCATATCACGAAGATATTAAATACGCATCATCAAAGTTCGATGAATCATTAATGAGGATAGTAAATGATTTAGAAGAACATTATGAGATAGATAAGGTAATTATATTTAGTGGATCAAAAGGAAACTTTAGAAAGCTAATAACAAGAAAGTATAAAGCCAATAGAAAGAAACAAAAGTTACCACCATTATTAAATGATATGCACCAGTGGGTTAAGGATAATCACAACTCTGTTTATGGGTATGGTATAGAAACTGATGATATGGTTGCAAGATATTGGTATGATCTATCTAATCAGTTCGGAAGAGATGAGGTTATGATAGTTTCAATAGACAAGGATTACAAACAGTTCCCTTGTTTAATGTACAACTACCATTATAAACATAGAGTTGTTTATGATATTACAGAAGAGGAAGCGATGTATAATTTCTACGAGCAAATGATTATAGGAGATACTGCTGACAATGTAAATTACTTTAAAGGTAAAGGTAGGGCTTTCGCTAAAAAGTATCTAGCTGATTGCAATACGCATTATCAATATACTAAAAAGTTATATGAATTATTTAAACAAGTACATAAAGGAAAAGCAAAACAAAGGTACATAGAGTGCTACAATTTATTAAAATTAAGAACCAATTAAAGACAGACAAAATGAAAGAATTTAAAATTAGTGAGATCAAAGAATTATTAAAAGAAAAAAACCTATTAGAATTTAATAGAGAAATCAGTCAAAGGCACACCAATTCTATAATGGAAAGTGTTAATCAGTGTGGGATATTAAGGCTACCTATAATAGGGGACATATCTAAATTTGATAAAAGAAATTATGTTATTGTAGATGGTCAGCATTTATGTAATGCTTTAGCAAGTGATCCTACTAAACATAAGAAAGTTAATTGTATTGTAAAAAAATATAATACCAAAGCAGAAGTTATTAAAGATGTATCTAAACTTAATAATGTACAGAAAACGTGGAATGATGAAAATTATTTAAACGCTTGGTATAAATTCGGTAAAGATAATATTGAACACTTTAGTAATTATGCTTACCTATGGAATACATATAATAATATATTTGATGGGCTACCTTGTGGGTTTTTAGTAGATTTATATTCTACAAATAAAGAATCATTCAGAGAAGGTTGTTTAGAGTTTAGAGATTTAAAGTTCAGTGATAGGCTTGCACAAATTTCTTATATCTTAAAACAAGATTATTGTAAAGGAGCATTTACATTACAAGGCTTAAGAAACTGGGCTTTTAATAGAAAGTATAAAGAGTTAAAAGATATTGATTTTGTTAAATTAGAATCAAGATTAAAATTATCAATTAAAAATAACGAAGATAAAAACTGTAACGGAAGAGAAGATTTTGCAGAATTTATAGATAGAATTTACAAAAGACTATAATATATGAATGATATAAAAATGATGGAATCTATAAAGGATTACGTAAATAACCTTTATAATTTAGACATAGAGAAAGATACAAGGAAAAGAGAGTATGTAGATGCAAGGGCTTTCTACTATAAACTATGCAGGGACTTAACTAAATGTAGTTTAACCCATATAGGTAAATCAGTAGGTAGAGATCATTGTGGAGTCTTACACGCTTTAAAACATATAACACATTACTTAGATACAGATGAAATAGATAAGGCTTATTTACATTTTGGAAAGGTAGAGAACTTACCTAAAGAATCTTATTCATACTTACAATATAGAAATAATAAGTTATCTAATGATTTAAAAAAGAAAGAATCAATATTAAGATTACTACCACAATTAGAAACCATTTACAATAACTTAAATGAATTAACAGATGATCAGAGAAGAACTGTTAATAGGAGAAACGAAATGCAGTTTAATACTATTGCAAGGTGTCTAACAAGAGTAGAAGAAATAATAGAAACAGAAGCAGAATAAAAAAATAAACAATTAACTATATATAAATATGCAAGTAGTAAACATTCAAGAGGTTAAGCCTAACAAAAACAATCCAAGGATTATAAAAGATTATAGGTATAAAAAACTATTAAAGTCTATTAAGGAGTTTCCAGAGATGCTCAAATTAAGACCGATCGTAGTTAATAATAATATGGTTGTGCTTGGCGGTAATATGCGTTTGAAAGCTTGCAAGGAAGCAGGACTGAAAGAGGTTTGGATTTTAAAAGCTGACGATCTAACAGAAGAGCAACAAAAAGAATTTATTATAAAAGACAATGTAGGTTTTGGAGAGTGGGAATATGATATGTTAGGAAACGAATGGGATCTTGATGAGTTAGATGATTGGGGATTATTAATCCCATCTTTCAATGAAGATATTAATTACGATCCAATACTTACACCATCTTTTGATGGAAAGCAATTAACCGAAGAACAATACGAAAAGAAGAGACAAGAGTTAGAAACAAAAAACTTAGATTCTAATAAAAGTTTTATATCTTGCCTATGCCCAAAATGTTTTCACGAGTTTGAAGTTGAAAAGAAATGATGAAGTCTCAAGTCATAATGACTTTATGGAAAACTAAATTCACTTTTGCTAAAACAATGAAAAGCATTCCTCACGAATGGACTTGTAAGAATGACTGGAACAATAAAGAAGCTTTCGAGAAAATTGTTATGTTTATAAGAGAGAATGGAGTTAAAGAAAAGTTTTACAATAAAGAGTATATTTATTTCTATGCAAACAAATATAAGTACTGGACTATGGGTAATCCCTTAGAAAAAACTATTATAATCAATAGAGCAAAAGCAGAATGAAAATAACGGCTACCTATAACATCAAAGATCATTGTAAAGAACTTATGGTTCAAGCAAAGAAAGATGGAATACTGTTTGCTAAAAATATATTATTTTTTATTCTTTCTAATGAATCAGAGCCTTATGCTTTTGTTGGTTTAAAGTTATATGAAAATTCTGCAATGATGAAATGTGCTTATGTTTCTAAAAAATACAGAGGAAATAATCTTTTAATAAAACTTATTAATTTAAGACTAAAATGGATTAAAGATAATAAGCCTAAGATTAAAAAAGTATATGCAAGTTGTACTAAAATGTCTATTAACTCTCATTTAAAATGTGGTGCACAGGTTGTAAAAAAATATAATAATGGAATCACAAAAATAAAATATGAAATATTATAGTAACAAAAATGTTTACGAAAAAGCAATAGAAAGAATTGAATACTTATTTAATGAATTCGAAGAAGTAATTGTAGGATTCTCTGGTGGTAAGGATAGCACTGTAACATTACATTTATGTTTAGAGGTTGCCGAGAAACTAAACAGATTACCTTTAAAGGTTTGCTTTATAGATCAAGAAGCAGAATGGCAAGGGACTATTGACTATGTAGATAAGGTAATGAGAAGAGATGATGTAGAGCCTTTATGGTTTCAAATGCCTATTGTGATTACAAACAACGCATCTACAACCGAGAGGTATTCTTATTGTTGGGATGAAAATAAAAAAGATCAATGGTTGCATCAGAAATCAGATATAAGTATAAAAGAAAATAGATATAACGAAAATAGGTTTCACGATTTATTTAAGGCTATTTTAAAGGTAGATTTTAAAGATAAAAAAACTTGCTACCTTGCAGGAGTTAGAACACAAGAAGCTCCTAAGAGATTAATGTCTTTAACCTCTGGACTAACGTACAAGGATATTACTTATGGAAAACAACTTACAAAAGATTTAGGACATTACACTTTTTATCCGATCTATGATTGGGAGATTAAAGATGTATGGAAATACATTAATGATAATAATATAGAGTACTGTAAGATATATGATGAGATGTATAAGCACGGAGTTAATTTAAATGATATGAGAATATCAAACCTACATCACGAAACATCAATACAAGCTTTATTGTTAGTGCAAGAAATAGAACCGAAAACGTGGAATAAAATTAGTGATCGTGTTGCAGGAAGTAATACTATTAAGCACCTAAAAGGAGATGCCTTTAAATGCCCAAAAGAATTACCTTATATGTTTAAGGACTGGAAAGAGTATGCTGATTACCTTGCTGAAAACTTAATAGATAAAGATATTTATAAGGAGCAACTTAAAAAGAAAATCAGTAAGCTTGAAAAGTTTATGATCAATGATTTAATTATAACAGATACATACAAGACTGTTATAAAAACTATCTTGTCAAGTGATTGGGATTTTACTAAAATGATAAACTTTACAACGAACCCATACTTTCAAGCAGTAAAACATTATGTCAATGGAACATTTACAAAAGATAACATAGAAGTAAATAGAAAATATAATAAATACATTAAAGGATTAATATGATAGCAGAATTTAAAAAATACGTTTTAGATAATAAATTTAACGAGATAGAAACAATTAAGTTTTTTGAAGAAATAAAAGAATTAATACACGAGTATTCTCCTTTAAAAACTCAACCAGTAAACAGAATTAAATGGGTTGAAATAGAAAAGGTAAGCCCTAACGATTATAACCCTAACAGTGTTGCTAAAAAAGAAATGGGTTTACTGTACACCTCTATATTACACGATGGTTATACACAGCCAGTCGTTACGATCTATGACGATGTAAAAGATAAGTATATTATTATAGATGGCTTCCATAGATACTTTACTTGTAAATCAAACAAAGACATATTAGATAGAAACAAAGGTATGTTGCCTATCGTAGTACTGGATAAAAGTATTAATGATAGGATGGCAAGTACTGTAAGGCATAACAGAGCAAGAGGTATGCACAGTGTAACTGGTATGTCATCAATGGTTTTTAGTATGCTTAAAAATGGTTGGAGTGATGTCGATATATGTAATGAGTTAGGTATGTCAGCAGAGGAACTGATCAAGCTAAAACACTTAACTGGTTTCTCTAAATTATTTGAAGATGCAGAGTACAGTAAGGCTTGGGAAACAAAAAATCAACTACTACTTAAAAAGAAATATCAAGAAGAAAATGAACAAAACTGAACAACATAAAAAAGCAGTACTAGAAGCACTTGAAAAGTCTTTGGGTGTTGTAACAACTGCTTGTAAAAAAGTAGGCATAGGCAGAACACAATTTTACAACTGGTTAAAAGATGATGAGGTCTTTGCAAAGCAGGTAAAGGATATTGAGAACATAGCTTTAGATTTTGTAGAGAGTAAACTGTTTGAGAATATAAGGGATGGAAAAACATCTGAAACTATATTCTATTTAAAAACAAAAGGAAAGAACAGAGGTTATGTTGAACGACAAGAGATAACTGGAATAGGTGGCCTTCCACCAAAAATAGAAATAGAGATTATTGAAAGTAAAGACTAACGTAGTATTTAAACATCTCTTACGATCAGATAAGAAGATCACAATAGAGCAGGGTGGAACAAGGTCTGGAAAGACTTACAACATCTTGCTTTATATTATATTTAAGTATTGTCTTGACAACACAAAAAAGACTATTACTATATGTAGAAAAACATTTCCTGCCGTAAGGGGTTCTGTTATGCGTGATTTCTTAGACATTTTAAAGATACACGGAATATACTCGGAGGTGCATCACAACAAATCATCACACGAATATAACTTAAACGGAAATAGGATTGAGTTCATATCTTTAGATCAACCACAAAAGGTAAGAGGTAGAAAAAGAAATCTACTATTTATTAATGAGGCAAACGAATTAAACTTCGAGGACTGGCAACAGTTAATATTTAGAACTGATGAAAAGATTATTATTGACTTTAATCCATCAGATGAATATCACTGGATATATGACAGAGTAATACCAAGAGAAGATGCCGACTTCTATATAACTACTTATCTCGATAATAGCTTTCTTAATGATAGTATTAAAGAAGAGATAGAACGATTAAAAGATACTGATGAAACATACTGGCAGATATATGGTTTAGGTTTAAAGGGTATCTCTAAAGCTACTATATTTAATATAACAGAAACTAATGTTATTCCAGAGGATGCAGAGTTTGTAAGTTATGGTGCTGATGCAGGATATACAAATGACCCAACAGTTCTTGTTAGCGTTTACAAGAAAGGATTAAACCTCTACATAAAAGAACATATATACCAAACACAAATGACTACCTATGACATTGCAAATAAGTGGAGACAGATGGGTATTCAAAGAGAGCCTAT